CTTTTATTTCTTTAGAAACACTCTTTGTTTCCTCCAGAAGTAATTTATTGAAGTCGTCAAATGATGATACAAATACATCATTTTGATATAATGCATCGTTTCTTATATATCCAAATTCATATTTATCGGTTATTGTTTCAATGAAATTGTTATATGTAACTCGTAATTGAGATCTTGTTGTATTTATTTCATCTGTTATAGCTGTTGAAAGAAGCTGTTTTAAGTCATCAGTATATCCATTTTCCATATAATTTACAAGGGCATTATCGGTATTGCTTCGTTTTGTTTGCAACAAATTTTCACTATCTTCGGTTACAGAAGTTGTATAAGTTGAAGGAGTTACAACCAAATTTAAATTAGCAGCATCTAATTCGTTAATCTTATTGTTTTTTTCTGCAATTATTGAATCAATGGTTGTTACTAAATTATCTGGTGAATATTCCATATTATTTTCCAATCGATTCAAAACATTTGTATCACTCAATTGTAAATTACAAGATAGATCCAAATTCAAGTCTGCAAGTGAAAAATCTATATTGTGTATTGTATTTCCATTTGTGATGCCACAAAAATCTTTTGAAAATTTATAAGTATTTATATTTTGATCTAATGGTCGAAATTTCAAACGGTTGTCTGTTTTAACAAGATATTTATTGAAATATTTGTCTATTCCTTTTTGAATGTTTGGCATATCGGATGTATTGACATCTTGCAGTGTTTTCCCATCTTCCGAAGTCTTCTTGAATAAAACATCTTTAATTTTAATTTGCCGATTTGGAAGATTGTAAGTGCAGACAAAATTCATAAAATATTTGTCGTTTACTTGAATATCGTGTTCATTATTTCTTGAAGAATAACATATAGAAGAATATACATTATTATAATCAAAATTCTGAAAATATAAACTTGTATTACCATCTATTGTAGTAGTATTTACACTAGAATTTGAGGTTATTGTACTTTCATTACCAGGCTCTAAACTACATTCGTGTTGTAATGCAAAATTTGGATTTGAGGCAGCTGAATATTTTTTCACATCCTTATCTATGTTTTCTTTCCAATTGTTAAAAACTAATTTACAATTTCGAGTATTTGAGTTATTTATTTTGTTTGTATATATCTCTTGCAATTTTGGTTTTATATTTTCATCACTTGTTTCTTGTATGATATTATATAAATCTATTTCATTCATTTCATAATATTCTTGTAATTGATCACACATTTCTGTATCATCGATGTAATATACTTGACATTGTCTATAATTTGTATCAATATCTTGTTGTACTTCGTATGTAAAATGCTCTTTTAATTTAAAACAAAAAACAGAATATAAAATAATAAATATTAATATCAATATTACAAAATATTTGAATTTTTCAACCATTAAATGGTTATTATATCTAATATTTAAATATATTATTTATAATATCAAGAAATTGGCAAGTTTATCAATTCCATATGTAACGTTTTCTGATAAAAACACAATCGATAATGCTGAAAAGATTATCAAACCATACGCTAATACAACATATAAAAGTCCGAATATTGCATTTGGTTCATCGTTAAATGCTGATTGAAATGCAAATAATAATGATACGATAAATGATATTCCACCCCATAAAGATCCAAGAACAAATGATAACTTATCCTTGTTATATTTCAAAACAAAATATATAGGCAAATATACAATTGTCATAATTAATGGATAAATAAAATCTGGAGAAACTGTCCAGGTTCTTGTATATATTACTATCAGAATTTGCAGCAATATACCAATTGCTAATAAAAATACTATTATAATCCAAACCGAATCGTAATCAAAGTTAGTTATATATTTGCTATAATTATTAAACTCTTGTTGTAGAAAATACAGTAATATAACAATAAGTACAAAACCTATTACTTGAAAAACCGTCATCCAAAGTCTCTCATTTCTCATCAAAATAGAAATAGCTAAAAGAATCATAGGGATTGCAAAAACCATAAAAGTAATTCCAACCTTTTTCATTATATCTAATATTTTTGATTCCATTTAAAAAGTAAATTTTTTGTCTATATTTACTAAACATAAAAATAAGTTTGATTTCAAATAATTAAATTATCAGATGTTTCATATGACCAACTCTCAGATTTGTATTGATCATAATTTCAAATCCTGCTTTTTTGATATTGTTACAAAAGTTATAATCTTCTGACATATAAGATTTGATAATTTTATCATCTTTTTTAATATCTTTTACAGTTCCATCAAAATAAGGATATGACATTTTATCAAAAACTTCTTTTCTACAAGCCATAAATCCAAGTCCGGTGTAATCAACTGGCATATATTTGAGTTCAGGTTCTTTTTTCCAATTTTCAAGTGTTTCTTGTGAAACAAATTCATATGTCCCATTTGTTGCATAGTAATCGTCGTCACATGACTTTACACATGAAAAATGTTGCAAATCGACCATCCTATATATTCCACTTACTACTGGGTGTTTTTCAGTGGATTCAATTAGTTCAATTACTTGTTCTGGAGTAAACATGATATCACTGTCAATTGTCATCCAAATATCATATTCGTCGCCATTAAATGGTTTTTGATCATGTCCTCTTGGTACATCTAAGCCAAGAGTTTGCATTCTTACATGGGGAACATATGACCCTGTGCCGGTTGAAATAGCTATTTCATATTTATTAGATGACCATAGGGAAATAAGAATATTCGACCATGATGTCAAAAATTTGGAACTAAAACTATCTCCAGGTAGTCCAATAATTATTTTCTTTTTTTTAATTTCATTTAGTTGTTCATCTTCATTTACTGTTTTTAGTTCTTTGTTTTCGTCCATTTTGAATATATAAACTATAATAATTCTTATATATTTTCAATTTCATGTTCATAGCATAAGTAATGGATGTTTAAAACATCGTTTCTTCCTACTCGTTGAGCTCTTCCAATTGCTTGATGTTTTGCTGGTCCCATCATGTGATATATTATAACATCTGTTGCAAAACTTATGTCGATTCCACTTCCTGCAAAATTGGTATTAAGTAAAATTACTTGTAGTTTCCCATCTTTGAAATTATTCAATATATTCATCATATGATTGGTATTCCCTTTCATTTCTGAAAACGATATGTTGTTCTTATATAATACTTCTTTCACATCTATAAAACTATTATCATATTGACTGAATACTATAAATTTACCATCAGTTTTATTTTTGACGATATTGATAAGTGTTTCCAGTTTATTCATCATTTTTGGTTTCTCTTCTATTTCTGTTTTCTTATTGGTTATTGAAATTATTTTTTCTGTATTTATTTCATTTCTACATTCAGGGCATTTCAAACTCTTCTCAAGCCATTGTACAATACATGAAGCACAATATGAATGTGTACATTCAAGTATCAAGGGATTCTCTATATCATACATGCATATCGAACACATCTTATTTTCAATATCATTTATTCGATTTTGCAAATCAATTAATTTTGCATTCTTTGCATTTATTTCATTTTGTATCGAATCTATTCTTAATCTTTTGTTATCAGAAGGTATATCCAAACTTTCAATATATTCCTTCTCCTTTTCTTTATTTTTGATTTCTCTTTGCAATTCATTTGACACCAATTCTATAACATTTGTTTGTGTATCCACTTTTCCACCTAATTCTCTTATTGCACCTTCTATATCATTTGCATTTATTTTATCCAAGATGTTTTTACATACAAATCCTTTAATGATATTCATTTGTGTTGGCATCTTACAAATATATTTATGTTCATTTGGTTCTGGTATTTTGAAACTATTTCTGACAAAATCTCTTTCTCCTTTTATCGTTAATAAATCAATCGTATCATAATTTATACATTCTCTTATATTGTATAATATACTTCGGTATGATTTTATCCTATATAATAAACTATAATATGTTCCCGTTATTAACCACAAGTATTCATAATATAACAATGGTACAGAATGTATGAGTTCGTGTGCTTCGTCTATCATCACTCTTTTCCATCTCTTTATTATTGATAATAAAGGCATTTTATCATTTGGTATAATCTGTCGATATCGTGTGAATAATAACTCAACCGTTGTATTTTTTATTAAGACTATATCGTATTGGTTAAAGAAATTTACGATATCTGTAACTGAACTGCTATCACTTGGTAGATATTTCTTTATAAAATTTAGATTTTCTATTGCTAAATATTTTAATTTTGTCATTTCTTTTATTGATTTTTCCCATTGTACATACACTGGTCCTCTTGGCACTATTATTAAAGTGCTTCGGATGACATTTTCTTCCAATATATTTCTATTTTTTCTACTACTACTTACGTAACTATAATTGTCTGGATTACAGTAACTTGTATTCATTTCACTGTTTTTATGAATTGTATTTATATCTGACATTGCCACTATCGACAATGCTGTCAATGTTTTTCCATATCCTACCATTTCTCCTAAAATTCCTATATTTGATTTGAATTTAATTGAAACATTTTTCTCCTCTATTTCATTCATATTCATAGTATTTGTTATAGGACTTGTTTTTAATTTATATTTCAGACATCCATTTTGTTCCATTTTATATGCTTTATATAAACCTGCTTGTTGATGTGGTTTTAAACTTGTAATTATTTTATCAGGCTGTTTTGCCCTCGGTGATGTTTCATTGATATAGATGTCATAAACTTCATTATCCATTGTATTATGAAATAAATACTATTTATTGTTTAAACTAAATCATTTTTTTATTTTCATATAAATCAAAAAAAATGATATGGGTGCTTTTATTTCACCCATATATATTTTTTAAGTAATTATAAATTTTACATGGTAGATTCTTTAAATGCGAGGAGAGTCAAAATGTCGTACTTTGATTTCAGATTGTTGAAAAAAGAAATAAAAGAAAGTATTGTAGATAAAGATGCTGATATTGTTACTTCTGAATATTTTCAACATTTCGATACTGAATCGCCAAAAAAAATGAACAATCGGCAAAAATATTATATGGATATTGCTGCCAAATTTGCAATGAAATCTTCTATGAATCATAAACACGGTGCTATCGTTGTATATAAAAAACAAATTATCGCTTCTGGATTTAATTATTATTTCGGTGAAAATAGTATCCATGCAGAAGTTGCAGCTCTTAGTAGAATGAACAAAAAATATGACAAATTTCTTTCTGATTCTGAATTATATGTTGTGCGTATTGGTTCAAATGATTTCTGTAATCTTTTCAAATATTCCAGACCTTGTTTAAATTGTCAAAACTATATAAATAAAAAACAAATAAAATCTATATTTTATTCCACAAATTATCAATATGATATTGTTTTATCAGATTATCTTGAACAAAAAAAGAATTATAAATGTGATTTACAACCGCAATGATACCTTCGGAACTATTCTTCTTAAACTACTTTTAACATATGTCTGACGATCTGTGTTAAATATTTTTTCATACAGTTCTGGACCCGTCATATCCTTATTATTACATAATTGATCTTTTATTTCTTTCATTTTAATAGGAGCCTTGACTTCTCTCACATTGGATTTTATTCTTCCATGTGATGTATTTAAATCATTATAACCAAATTTTATCATAAAATTTTGCATTTGTTTGTCTAATTCTTTCTGATATACTTTCCGTTCTCTGATAGCAATCATGAGTTTTCTGATTTGATCGTCAAATTTAAACCAATCTTTTACCAATGATTTGAAAGATTCGAGTTCTTCTTCGGTTGGATCTTTCTTCTCATTTATTGCCATCATTACGATATCTTCTGTTGTTGTATTACTCATTATTATATATGAATAATATATTTCTTAAACTAATTTTCATTTTTTAGTTTCTTTCTTTTTGATTTTCAACTCTTTCTTTATTGGTTTCTTTTCTACAGTTTTTTTTGCCTTTACTACAACTGGTTTTGGCAATATCGGTTTAGGAACTTTCGTATTTGATGTTACAAATCTATGTAAATCAGATTCAACTCTTTTCCCAATTATTTGATTTTTATTTTTTCCATTTTCATATAATACAACTACTGGAAATCCTGGTACATGATGTTCTTTTGGTAATTTTTGCATAACACTCAACTCAACTCTCATTACTGGTACATTACATCTTTTAGCAACTTTCTCCCAAATTGGCATATATGAATGACAATGACCACAGTATTTCCAGTGATACAAACACATAACTTGTTTTTGTTTCAACATTGTTGTGAATTGATCAACAGAATTGATATCGATTATATGCATTCTACTTTTTTATAATATAAAAATAATATAGAATGAATCATTTTATACCGTATGTCGAATCTTGTAAAATTTCTACAGATCATATGTCAAAATTAGCTATTGAAGAAAGAAATAATAATCACTTTCGTTTTCATAATGTTTTTAATCATCCAGATTCTACTGATTTTTCAAAATGTAATGAAACGTCTATTGAAGTAGAGGATCGATTAGTGAGAAGCCATAATCTTCTTAAAGGAACCAAAATTACCAATAAAAATTGTCATTATACTCCATTTCGTTCTCCGAATGACAAATGGATTCGCCAATTTGATAATCCCGTATTTGATGATAAATTATTTAATATACAAACAAAAAACAGATTTAAATAGATTTGTTTAGGATTTTTAATTTCTTATTTTGAAAAAATGATAACATTATTGTTTCGGTTTTATTCAAATGCATCAAAATAAAGAAAATGGAATTTATTCGATATGTGAAAAAATGAAAATGTGTCAAATATCAAATAATGTATTAAAAAAAACCGTATTAATTTCTTGAAAAAATATGATAAATATGATTCATGTTGTTTCTATAAATTTAAAAATTTGAAATACTATCACAATAAACGGAATGTTTTAAATTAGTTTAAGAATAGATTGTTGTAAAGAAAATTTATTTATATTGTTATCAAAAATACTAAAAAAATTATAATGACGACACTTGTGATGCTCTCGATTTTGAATTTCTTGATGTTCAAAATAAAAAACCTATTTTTTCAGGTTTTTCATTTTTTTGTTTTTCTTTTATCATCTCCGTCTCTTACATATTCTTATTTTCCTTCCAATTAGACATAAACTTAACTTCGTCTTTGAAAATCAGATCGACCATATCTCTGTCTGCTGGATTAACAGTGAGCTCCTCGCAAAACTCAGCATCGTCGTCACCCATTCCGATTTTGTGGAAATCGTACATCAGCTTAAGTGCCTTGTTGATGCCATAGACAACCAGGATTGCATTGACCTGATTTTGGGAAAGGTCATGGACGTAATCGACAATCCAACTATGCACTTCATCTGCCTTATCATCTATGAGGATACTTTCATTGGTGAAATCGACGGCGCCATATCCCTTGCTCTGGATGAACTTCTCATACTTGGCTTTGAAGATGGCAATCTCATCACGGTTCTGGATTGTTACCTCATTGAAGATCTGAGAAAGAATGTCGGTATTCAACTCTTCAAGCTTGAGAGAAGTTGTGGAGCCAATCTCGGTAGAATCCTTGGTAACCGGAGAGATCATTTGCAATGCGTTTCTTTTGGATTTAAGATAAAGGAAAAAAATAAAAATACTGTCATTTTTTCCGAATTTTAAGACAAATTTATCTTTTATTCCCAAAAATGATTGATTTAATGATATACATTGTCCCATACGTCAATTACAAACCTTTATAATAAATTGGAACTGTCAGATGAAGAGGCTGTAGAATCGATTCTATGAGTATCAAAGAAATTGAGAGGGACGATATATGTCTTTTTTTCATAATATCTTTATAAATATTACCGAACTTTCAAAAAAAATGATAACAAAACATAAGAATTATCATTTATCATTTTCATGACAAATATCACAAATCTTAACACAGATATTATCACAAATTTTATCATACCTCAATTGAATTTAAAAAATATTGCTGATGTTCATACATCGTGTGTTTTCAAAAACATAAATATAAATGAAATGATTCAAAATTTTATACAACACGATCCAGTTTTTACGATACAACCTTACAATGTATATAACGTGCTTATGAATAGTTCAATATCTGTAATTGATTTTGACAACATAATCCAAAACATAAAAAAAAAGGAAATGATTCAGAATACCATACATTTTGATATGTTGGATTTAGATTCTTATAAAATTCAACACACTATAACTATTTTAAAGTTATGCAAGAAATATTGTACGATATTCTACCATTCAGATGATATCAATGAATGTCTTGTTGACAATTTGATGAGATATATTTCAAAAACAATCATTCAAGAGTACAAAAATGATAATATTGTTTGCAAACAATTGCAAAACTATTTTGCAAAATGTATTAAAATAGAACCATGGGAAAACATTGATATTGATATTTATGAATATTTCAAAAAATGCAACTTATTGAAGAATTTACCAAGATCTCATCATCTTAAGTATACTTTAGATAATCAAATATGCATTAATCAATACAATAATAACAAACATGTATTATATGTTACAATAAAATTCCTATTGAATTTCTTTGAAAAATGCAAAAATTGCTATGAGACTATTCATGTCAATGTATATACAATCTTTGAACTTTACAAATATATGAATTATATAGAAGACAGCCAAATTTGGAATTCTCCTATTAGATTGTATAAAAGACATTGTTTGGCCACAAAAACAGCAGCCATGCGATTGAAAAATGAAACAAACATTCACTACAAGTCTCGAGTGCCCATGTATTTATTTAATAAATTTTTAAAAGAGCTTGACATATATATTTCAAGATGAAAAAACTGTTCAAAAAAGCCAAAAAAGATATTTTGAAATATCTTTTTTGGCTTTTTTACAACATTTCCTATCTTTTCAATTTTGTTTTCGTTAAATCACTGCAAAATCGTGGTTTATCCAATAATCCAAATAAATCTGTTTCGACACTAATAATATATTTAGAATTTTTCGTATCATATATGCTGAAAAATTAACAATCTGTTTCTGTCAAAACATCTTTTCCTTTTGCTTCTGAAAATTTGATCAAATCTGTTATTTGTTTCAAAACGCTATTATACTTCTCGTTATCTGTTTTATTGTAAATTATAAAAAGTTTATTCCGTATATGATCATATTTTTCTACATTTTTTATTTCATTTAATAATTTTATTTCGTTTTCGTCACAATACATCAGAAGAACTTCAGTATTATCTTTCACCAAATTATTTGTAAGCAATCCAATGTCTTTCTCTCTCCAAGCGTTCTCTTCTAAAACTTTACACTTGTTATCATTTGTATACTTAATATTATGGTTTTCTGGAAAATCTTCATCAAAATGTTTCTTTTTTATATACAATGGAATGGTTCTAATTCCTTTTGTTAGTATTTTAACAATATCTTCATGTGAAATATGATCTATTCTTTCAGATCCAAAGTTATTGATTATAATATTGTTTTGAATATTATTTGTTGTATTGTTATTTGTTATATTATTGTTGTTTGTTATATTTTGTACATTTGGTGTACGTGCATGAATGATACTTCTTGCCTTGCATTTATCTGCTTTAATATGTCTATTTTTATTATGTCTATTTGAAAAAGAAATCATACATTTTGGGCAAGTAAGACTGTCAACTTTATTA